CCCAGGAGTGTGGGAGGCTTAACCTACCTCCTCCATTCTCGTAGAAGTTTGGCGCTCAGATGCACATCGAAAGTTTCCTACCGTCTGATAATCGGATATTAATCCAATTAACACGTGTAGGGTACCAATAGATAGTTGATCTAAGTTAGTTAAACTTTACGACCAAGTTTCCACTCCGGTAGAGGAAGATATTTTTTAGGAATATCCTTTCTACTACGAAGTGATACTTGTCCATGGGTCTGTGGGATAGAATATATATTCCGTCACACAGTATCAATGTAATCGTATCATTGATAACCCGTTAGATCGTTAAACCCCAGCGGTTGTTGTCATACAAACTCTCAATTAGGATCAACATGTACGTAGCGAGGAGGGCTTAATACCTCGTCCGCTTCCGTATATGTATCAAATAATCGAGATTCGGTGACTATATCCTGAGGACTAACTATTGGAGTATTACCACTGTCTAGACTGCTTGGCGATTGTCGAGGCTTAAAACCTCACCGATCGTGATAAAATGGTTTTTGAAATGAGTCAAATCACTTCACGACCATCAGAAACTCTCGGATAGGACGATCACTCACTCTGTGGGTTGGTCAATAGTCAACTGGGATTTCTGAAGCAATATCGTCATAACTGAACAATCAGTCCAACGCCCTGTAACACTTAGTGAAGTAAGGATCAGTAGAATGGTTTATTTCCATAAAACTTTTCCCCAAGTCATGCTCGCGCAGACTTCGCGGAAGTTGAACCACCGGTTCTCTATCAACTGACTTAGATAAATGTGAATAATTCAGATTTAATCTAAGGAATCAAGATAAACCTTCGGCACCCTTAGTCTCGTCATGAACTTCTCAGTCCATGGGAGCTATAAGATGCTTGAAGCTTATCTTTGATTTAAACACTTGATTAGAACTAGGGTCGACCTCCGTGACTTCAGTTAAATGTGAAGGGTGGTAAGACATCGGTTTACCCTCAAAGGGCTTTAACGGCTCTCTGAGGGCTCCAGTGGACTCAATCGCTTCCTTGTACTTATTTGCAGCTTTATAGTATCGTGCAATTTGGTAATTACACTCACCTTTAATCGCTTCAAATACGAATCATCACACCATATGAGTAGGATCCTCAGGGATATCTCACCTTGAAGTTCATCCAGACGACAGAAGTCAGTCTCGAGAACTAAGAGGGAAACATCCTTTTGGAGACCTCATTCATATGAGGAGGGTTCGTAAGCGGCGGGGTAAGTTAGAAAATAGGGCGGTAACCGCTCTACTTTTAGCTTTATACCCGTAGCCTAAGAACGTTAAAATCCGTGTTAATGATAGTCCGTGAATTTTAACAAATTCACAGACTAGCAATGTTGATGAATACGTAGCTATACATTCCTTCATGGGGAGCATATCTGCTCGACCGTTTGGGGTAAAGTATTTCTTCGCAAACTCAACAACGAATTGACCCTTCGATACAATAGATTTGGCCAGACCGGCTTTAACACCGATTTGATTTAAAATCTGAATGTACTGAACAGCCACATCACGATTTGCGATAACTATATCATCACCGAGTATAGCATACTCAGTGAATAATAGTTTCACGGGTCGTCCCAGTTTATAAGCCCGTAGAGCTGCTCAATGAACTATAGCATGATGCGTTAATGCCAGCATCGCTCAAGATGAGAGTGCTCCCATCGGTTGACCTACTGAGTAGGTCACTGATTCAGGTAGATCCTCTGGAAGGTCAAACTCTGGAAACAGAGGAAGAGCGATTTTATACGCTCTTTTGACCAACAGATCAGCCCATTCCTGGGCTGCTTCGAACGGTTCGGGAAGGCCAGCCCATTTCAGTACTTGTCCCATTAAAGGAACTTGTAACCGAACTGGAAGTCTATCCGTTGCCGCCGAAAGATCTATAGAGTAGAATCACCTATTAAAAGGTGATAACCACCCTAAGCGCTCCACTGGGCGAGTTTGATCAAAAGTCCCATCCATGGGTATTTGTCTCAGAATTGAGAAAATACAATCATGGATCGGCTTCATGACCCACTGGGTAAATGCATCTACCATAGCAAAAACACGGATCTTACCAGCGGCTTCGATCTTAAATCCAAGCTTGGCAAGACCGTGAACCCCAAATTCACCACGTTTAACACCTGAACCTTCTTTGACCATCTCCTTAGAGTCTTGGAAGTGTCATTCGTTAGACGCGGCTCAACCAATACGCTCCATCATAGGATGGAACTTTTGGCCATCCCTCTTTGCTCACTTCGTAAGAAACGAGCGAAGAATCGGAAACAAATCCGATCCAACTCATTGTTTTCCAGCACGAACAAGAGAATAGAAAGATGTTGAGACATGAGATCTCTCTATCAATCTACCTTGTTCGTCCCGGATTTCTCCAATTGTATTAGGAGAAGATTTTGAGATGGGAAATGGTTGGGGTTGAGACAGTTCTACTTTCTTACCTTTCATTAATAATGCTAGAGTCGGAACGAACTGCTTCTCTAGAAAAGTTTCTCACTCCTCTAGAAGAGCATTAGATAGGTGTTTACCAGGATCGGTGATAGTTGATAAACTCAACATACCAGAGAACTGGCAAATACGATATCAACCGAACAAGGTCATCCATAGTCTTATACTATGGATATCCTTAGCCCGGATTCGTTTCCGGACTTCAGCAGGAATAATGGTAGGTAATCCAGCTTTAGTCCGCTTAACTCGGCTTTTTAGCTCTGTTATGTCGGACACCTTATAACCAGCAATAGACTGCTGTAAGAGAACTTGGCAAGATTTCAGGTACAATGTTGTACCCTTTTCTCCCTGAGTTCTCATAAGGAATCTCAGCCGGGAACAGAATCGACCAACCTGCCTTGCAGTACTAGGTTTACAGTGGAAGAGGACTGCACTGGTAACTTTAATAAGTCATCCAATGAGTCCCCGGCCCATATTTCTATGGACCAGACCTCTAATGGCATCCGTATTCCTTCCAATCAAGGAGCTAAGAGTCAACATTGTATTTTTGACCCTTTGGCTTCTTCCTTGGAGGCTTGCGCCTCTCCACGAATCGTGTGAGAACTGTCATATCGACAGATGTCTCGTTACGGACAATGGAGCAATGTTAGCTGATAAGATCTCGTCATTTCACATGACGCGGTATATTAGTTGACGTTGT